TAATAATCAGTATCGCTCTTTTATTATCAAATTTTTCCGGTTCAACTATTGATACAAATATTAATTTTTCTAAAAAAGTTAATTAAAAATTATTTAATAAATTATTTTTGAGATAATATATTTTGTGTATTGCAAAATGGATTATACCATACTTTTAATCGTTTTAATTATTTTATTTATTGTGGCAGGAATGGTTATGTTTTATCGCGATCGATTTATTACAAAATCTGAGGAAAATGTAATTGATGTTGTTGACGAAAGTAATTTAGAAAAGCCCTAAATTACTTCAAATAATTTCACTAAAAAAGATATGACTATTTTTTTATTTACGAATTTTGTAAATTTTATCAGGTCATAAATTTTATAAGATTTATTTTATGTAAAATTAATAAAATTTATATAGATATATTTGCAATGAAGTGGTTGATAGTAATTTTAATTATTTTAATTTTGTTATTTTTGTATTATCACAATTCTTCAGAACATTTCACAATTATTAATGAATTGACTGGAGTTTACACGCTATCTCCAAAATTTGATTCTTCAATCATTGCTAATCGAGCTATTTCTCTGTCGGTTCTTCCACAAACCACTGTTTCCCCAGATTATTTGGATTTGACGATTCGCTATGCTAATGGAAAAACTAAAATGGTTCGAACTAATTTGAATGTTGGCAATATCTTTACTTATTTTAATGATTATTCCAATGTTCAATATTTAACAGATCCTTCCAAAATTCAGTATGATTTACATACCGATAGTGGTTTATTTCGCGCTTTAACGGCTGTCACAGAAAACGGTACAACAACTTTAAAATTGATGGATTATCAAATAACTAGTCGTGTATCCTACTAACTTGTGAATTTACATTCACGTTCAAGATTCATAAAATTTACGAAATTTGAAATTTGAAATTAATTTTTTTAATTATTCATTTCAATAATTAAAATAATATTCTATTATTAAAAAAATATGGAATCATCCGAATCTGGTAAAAATAGTTTGATAACTCAATGCATCAAACAAATGTTTCAGGGGGTTAGACCTGGATGGAGAAAGGTATTAATGTCTCCGACTTTGAAACCCAAACTTAATTTTTGTTTACATGAATTAGATAGATATTTGACAAATCATGGTGTCACCCAAGTTAGTATTGCTAAAAATGGATTGGGGGCTTATATTAGACCAAAACCGCAAAATATTCTCGAAGCTTTTAAACATTTTGATCCCAATAATATGATAGCTATTATTGTAGGACAAGATCCATATCCGAAACCTGAAGATGCTTGCGGATTATGTTTTTCAGTTAATGCTAAATGTAAAATACCCGTTAGTTTGAATGTTATTTATAAATGTTTGAAAAAACAAAATTGTCTAGATGAAGAACCACAAAATGGTGATTTAATTGGTTGGGCAAAACAAGGTGTTTTACTCATAAACAAATATTTAACTAGATCTCCCAATATTAAAAAAAATGAGAAAGGTGAAGTTTGGGTTGATGGAAATGGTAATTCTGATCCGCAATTTTTACATACTTTTTGGGGAGATTTTACTACTGAACTAATTAAATATTTGACTGGAAAATATTTTAATTCAGTAGAAACTGGAGCTGTTCCTCGTTTAATAGCCAACCATAATAAACATTATTTAGCTATTTTGCTTTGGGGAAAACATGCTCAAGAATTAATACCTTATATTAATCAGAAGAATGATTTAGCTACCATCGAAATTTTTGAATGGGGACACCCGGCTAATATTTATATTGACGAAAATAACAATAAACATTTTGTATATTGTGATAATTTTACCAAAGTTAATCTATCCTTAGAAAAACACGGATATAAGAAAATTAATTGGAATCCTGGATATAAAGGTGATAACAGCTTATTAGATCAATTTCATTATTGTCCTAATGCTGACGATATGATTACTGAAAAAATCAAAAATTATAATAATCCATTTAATGTTCTAAATTTATATAATGATTTTGCTAACACCCCGCAAAGTAAAAGGATTGAAGAATTTTTAAATTCGGCAAAAAATGCCAAAGAAGAAGTAAAAAAAGAGACCAAAACCGAAACTAAAGAAGAAATTAAAAAAGAAGTGAAAGAAACAAAAGAAGTGAAAGAAACAAAAGAAGAAATTAAAAAAAATGAGAAAAAAGTTGAAACGAAAGTTGAAACGAAAGTTGAAACAAAAATGAAAGAAGAGAAAAATGAAGTTGAGAAAATCAATGCAAACGTTGAACTGACTAATATTGAGGAGCGAAAAGTTAAAGTTGCAAATACTGCAAAGCCTGAGGGAAAAACAGAAATAAAACAAATTACTCCAATTGTTGTGAGTGTTGATGGGTCTTGCAAGGGAAATGGTCAGCTCGATGCTCCCGGAAGCTACGCTGCTTATTTTCCTGAAAAGTTCAATGAAAAACCCAACGGAATGTTCAGCTCAGGAAATTTGAGTATTTATGGTTTAGTTCCCAAAAAATTATTAGATATCGATACACAAAAATGGACTTTAGTTGAACAAGCTCAAGATTCTGAAAAAGTTACTAATGGTCGAGCTGAATTACTAGGGTTAATTTATGCTTTCTTACAAATCATTAAAAATTATGAAGAAACCAAAATTAAAAGACCCATCTATATTATTGAAGATGCTACTTACGGTTTATTATTAATTAATAGTCGTTTATGGAAGTCCATTTTGTCTGGAACTTATGAAAAAGTCAAAGCTAATAAAGATTTGGTAGCTATTATCAAAACTTTATTATTTAAAATTGCTGAAATAGTTCCCAACTATGATATCAAATTAAAGGAAAATCCTGAACTTTTACTTAACACTCAAACGGCGTGGGATATTTTAATCCAACCTAATGGCCAAACTTATGAAAAAGAGAAAAAAGAGCAAAACTTAAACTGGCCGGGATTAACTATGTTACATCAAGAGTCACATTTAGATAAAGAAACTAAAAACAAATTGAAGAAAACTGGTGGAGTGGAATATGAAAAACATTTATTAAACGAAGAAGCTGATGATCTTTGCAACATTGCTTTGGAAAATGATACTTTCGAACCTATTATTATTAAAAAATAAATCTCTCACATTTTATTTTTTGTTTTATTGTTTAGTATTTATAGAAAACTGGTCTCATCACTCCGTGTTCATCTTTGGATCCGATTCTCTCACTAATGAATTCTCTAACTCTTGTTATTTTAAGTTCTGGTTCAGGTTCATTAGTATATAAAGTCTTTGCGGTATATATAGTATTTGTAAAGTTTGCTCCAAATATATAAGAATCTTCAATAGGTCCGCATATTGATGTATAAAGATTTGTGGTTATAAAAGAATGCGGGGTTGGAAGAGAGATCACAACATCTTTATCATTGATTTTCAATACTTGTTCCATTACAAAATTAATCTATTTATGATTATAATAAAAAATCAATTTTGAAAATATATTATTGATTTTCTTTCTTATCTGTTAATTTATTAGCGATGTTTAATTTTTCAGTTATTTCTTCTTTTTCTTCGTTTAATATGTTTAGTTTTTGTAAATTATTGACAGATATTTTTACCAATTCATTATTTATTTCATCGTTTATTAATTTCTTTGTGTTATTTGTATTTTCAATAATTTCCTTTTCTAAAATTTCCTTTCGTTTCAATAATTCTTGGATTTCTTTTAATATTTTTTCGATTTCTTCATTTTTCATTGGAATAGAATCGTTTGGAAGAATCATTTCCAACATTATTTTCTTATTTGAATCGGGAGGAATTATTTCCCGCATTATTTCTTGGGTTGAATAACGAAATCCCCGAAGTTTTGGGAATTCTGCCGATTCCATTACAAATTATTCAGCAAAAAATCAATTTTCATATATTAATCTTTGTTTATAATGTTTTTTTCTTCAATTAATTTTCCGCATTCTATTATTTTTTTATTGAGATATTCTATCAATTCCGCGTGATTATTCAAAAGATTATGAGGAACTATCGGATCAAAAGGTTTAAAATAAGGTTCTCGCTTTTGTATAGGTATAATTAAATCCATGGTGGATATTGGATATTTTTCATAATCTATTTTAAATTTAGTGTTTTCTATTCGTTTTATTGTTTCTTCTAATTTATTTATCATTTCTGCTAATTCCTCTTTTGATCCCGAAAACATTTTTTCGTTAAAATTGAAATTTGGAAATTTGTTAATTATAACAATATAATATTCAATTTTAAATTTAAAATTGTGAATTCTCAAATCGCAAATTTAAAAAGTTATAGATGAAATCTTGGATTGATACGCCCAGAGTTTATAGTTTGGAAAAACAGGAAAAGTTGAGTGATGTTTACGAAAAGAAAATTTCATTAACTGAAAATCATGAATCACACACTACCAGTAAACTCAAAACTCAACTTTTGGAACATCAACAGAAAACTTTGAAAGCTATGATGGATTTAGAAAAAAGAAGATTTGTTGAAGTTAAATTAGATTCTGTTGACGCTCATAAATTTATCAAGCCGGTTTTGGAAACTAATGCCGGGATTGTCAGTGAAAAACCTGGAAGTGGTAAGACTTATGAAATCTTCGCTTTATTAGCTGAATCTTCTAAAAATCAAAATATCGCTGAAATTACAAGTATTCCTTTACCTAAAATTAAAGAAGTTAATACTCAACAATATAAAAATAGAAGTAATTATCATAATATTGGATTTACTTATGAAGTTCGGCGAACTTACAAACACATTTATCGACAATTTTTAATTTTTGTGGGTAAAAGTGTTCTAGCACAATGGATGACTCGATTCAAAAAATATACTGATTTTAAAGTCTTAGTAATTGGAGATATTTACGATCTTCGAGAATTTTATAGATTAATTAAAGAAGATAAGAAAAAGCTAGATAAATACGATGTTTTTCTTGTTAAAAATGGAATCGTAGCTGGTAGTTTTGATGTTCCAGAATTAAAAGGATCTCCATTATATAAATCCAAAAGTAAACCACTTCTTAACATTTTTGGTATTTTGTTTACTGATGATTGTTTTGAAAGAGTTATTATTGATGATTTTGACATTTTACCTATTTCCACTAATGCTCAAGTGATACCTGCTAAATTTACTTGGTTTATTTCAGCAACTAAAAGAAATCCCCCTAGTAAAAGAGTTCCGACAGTGTATTATAATACCGAAGATATTTTGCGAAGTTATCGACCAACTTATGCTAATATTTGGAACAATCGCGAACTTTTCACATTCTTTAATATTGGATGTGATAATAAATTTATTGATAAATCAACTAATGCTAGTTTGATAGAATATTATGTTTATAAATTTAAAAATCCCAATGACCAATTCATCGGAATGATTAGTTATATGGGGGACAGCGGGCTGAGCATTGCTGAAATGTTAAACGGTGATGCATTTAATGAAGCTGCTGATACTTTAGGAGTCAAATCAGAAATCAAACCAAATTCTGTTTCGGAAATTTTCGAAAGAATTCTTGATAAAAATTGGGAAGTCTATAAGAAAAATTTAGAGATTGAAAGATATCTTCCCAAAGCCAAATCTATTATTTCCAAATTACCTATACTGACTGATTTAGAATATTCCGCATCTCAAACATCTTTGGATGATTTGGCAAAAAATCTGCGAAAACCTGGACCTTCGAACAATATTCGCAATATTATTAAATTTCAACAAACTAGTGTCGCAGATTTGATTGCTGAAGTCGAATCTGGAAATAGATACGATAAAGAAAATAATGGCAAAGCTATTCAACGAGTCAAGGATAATTTAAAAGAAGGTGAATGTCCGATTACTTGTGAACCTCTCAGCTCTTGCAAAGGAATTGTGGTAATGCGGTGTTGTGGAACTGCTATTTCTAGAGAAGGATCAGAACTTATTTTCAAAAAATATACTAATTGTCCAAATTGTCGCGCGCCTGTTAAAAGCAATAACATCATTTTAATTGATCGAGATTTAGACAAAGAATTAAGCGGAACTATCAATAAAATTTTGGAGGAAGATATTCTTAATGAAAGTGAAGAAGAGGATTCCTCGGAAATGATTGATAATTTGGAAGTCGAGATCGAACTTGAGGAAGAAGAAAGTGAAGAAGATCAACAAATGAATAAATATAATTGTATTGTTAAAATTATTCAAGGTGAAGAAGAAACTATTGAAGCTCGTGAAGTCCGTGATGATATTTTAATTCCTAATTTATTAGAAGGATCTAATGATTGCGGGTTTGCTAAACCTGAAGAACGAAAAGTTTTAATCTATGCTAACTACAATGAAACTATGGAATGTTTAGAAAAAAAATTAATCAGAAAAGGGATAGCTTATGCTAAATTATTTGGAACAGCTCGACAAATTTCGGAAATTGTTAAAAGATATTATCTTTCCAATAATCATCCTGAAGCTATTAATGTTTTATTAATCAAAGGTCCCAAATATTGCGCAGGCTTGGATTTACAAAATACAACTGATTTAATTTTCTGCTTTAAAGTGATTGATCGAAATATTGAAACCCAAGTCGCTGGAAGAGTTGCTCGCTATGGTCGCACTCGAAACGCTCGAATTCATTATGTTTTATATGAAAATGAATATACCTTTATGTTTGCAAATAGAAAAACTAAATAACTTATAGAAAAATGATTTATAAAAATTATAATACAAGAAAATGTCTCGAACAAATGATTCTGAAAGAATAGATAAATTAGAAAAAGATATTGATATTTTAGTAAAATCAGTGGAAAAAGTAGTTAAAATGGTTCAAGCTCAAGATGAAATGATTGATAGTTTGCAGAAAAAATTAATTAAAACCGAAGATGAATTTGCTAATCTCCGTACGACTATTATGATCGAAAAAAATAATATTGACATGGCTAATTTTAATATCAATGCTGAAGAAGATTTACATAATTATATGATGGATGAAAGGACTAAAGATCCTTATGATCATGCAATGACCAAAGCTGAAATTAATACAGGTCTTCGAAAATATGTTGAAAAATCCGGTGTTACTATTACCGAAACAGATGAATAAACTTTTATCTTTGTTTCATTTATTTTTTTATCTTTGTTTCATTTATTTTTGACTGAAAAAAAATAATAATATGCTAGATCAAATATGATGTTTAGTTCTTGATTGGTTTAGCGAGTTTTTTAGCTGCAGCAGGCTTTGGTTTAGGCTCTTCTTTTTTAACACCATTGTTTTGAACAGTTTCTTCTTCCTCCAAACCATCAAATTCTTCTTCCATTTCCTTTTCAGCTTCTTTTTTAGTAACAGTCGGATCTTTAGTGTATCCTTTTTTACCTTCTTCACTAGATTCTTCAAGTTCTGGTTTAGCTACTCTTCCAGTTTGATGTTTGGTGCATAATTCTACTTTTTTATCAATCAAACCGAACAATCTTTCATGTTCTTCATTCATAACAACAATTCCATCAGAGCTATGATAATTTTCCAAAACAATCATTCTCAAAGCTGTCTTAACAACATCTTCATCAACTGTTTTAACACCCATGGCAGTGATCAAAACTTTAATTTGAGGAGAAAGTCTGTGAATAAAATCAATGATCAAATCAGATCCAAATTTGCGAATGTTAGTACTAATTTTAACAAAGTTAAAGTCACTTTCTCCATTGTCAATCAATCTCTTAATAATTCCTTGGCAAATTTGTTGAATGTAGTGATTAAAGTTAGTCTTAATACCTCTATCTTCTTTATCAATTTCAATTCCATACCAAACATAATAAGTTCTGGTGGTTTCAACTCCTTCGCTGTCCTTGACATTTTCTTCTCTCTTTTCAGCAAATCCGTTTTTAACTTCAACTTCTTGGAAAGTAGGATAAGTAAACTTTTCTCTTTTTTGTCCTTCTTTTTTGGGTAAACCAGCATTTTTCTTGGCTTTGTTCTTTATTTTTTGGACAAATTTGAGTCTTTCTTTAGCTTTATCGGCAGTGTATTGAGCTTTTCTCTTTTGTCTTTCAATCACAGCTTTCAAATGTGGTAAGTTTCTAAATAAAACATACCATTCACAATTTTCCAAATCTGGGCTAACCATGAAATCTGGTTGAATGGTTTTCATTCTAGCTTCCAAAGTCTTTCTCATTCCATATTCTAACAATTCTTCCAATCCAACTTCTAATGCAGTAGTCAAGGCCACAGCAGCTGGATCATTAAATCTGATTCTTGTTTTGGACACTTCATTCTTTTTCAAGAATAAACTGACTTCAGAATATTCTTCTTTCAACTTATTGATTAAAGATTGAACTGAATCAGCATTCATCAGATCGGTTTCTCCAAGATGTTTAGAGAATCCATGAGGAACAAATTTCTCTAATCTAGTTTTATATTCTTCTTCTTTCTCTTTAGATTTTTTGGCAGCTGGTTTATCATGGACAATATTTCTGAGATCTTCCAATTCTTTGTCTTGCAAAGTATTTCTTTTCTTTTTAAGTAAAAGAGCATGAATCTTATTTAATTGTTTGCACAATAAGTAAATAACATTTAATCTGTTAAACTTTTCAGAAACATAATCATCATATTTTTCTTTTTGTTCATTATGTTTAGCAACCAGTTCTTTATGTTTTTTCTTTTGCTCTTCAGTAGCATCTCTTTTAAGAGATGTGACTGCAATAGGGGCTTGAGGTCCACCTTCTTTTTTGATTTTCTCAATTTTTTCTTTGATTTTGTCAACTTCTTGCTCAACTTTTTGGTTGAAGCCAGCTCCATCAATAAAGTTTCTAACTCTAGATGGGGCAATAGTATTTTCAGTTACCTTAGATAATTGTTGTCTGGGTTTCTTTTCAGTCTCCATTGTTAAATAGCTATAAGCTTAAGAAATAATGATCTTTATAAATTGAGTCTTATGATCCTTTATATAATAATTTCAATTTTCTGATTTCAAAGACTGCGCAAAGGTCTATCTAACGATCAGAAAAAAATATAAAGCTTTGAACTCTTATTCCTCTGCGGTTTCGTTATTTTCTAAATTATTAATTTCATCCATTTCCTCAAAGGAAACTTTTGATTTTTTGGACTTATTAGACTCAGCAGTTTCAGATTCATTTTTATCTTCCGGAGCTTCATCAGCATTCATATATTCATTTAATTCTTCATCATCTACTGTGTTAAGTATTTCTTCATGAGAAGAAATTGGTTTTTTTGCTGGGGGGTTCATCACTTTACCGGTAGAAGCTACTGGTTTAGTTTTGCCAGAAGCCCTTCCCCGAGACTGTTCGTTCAATTGATTTGATTGAACGTTTGCAGAGCTTGCTCCAGGATTCGCTGCAGGGTTTACTCCAGAATTTGTTCCGGGTCCCGGTCTTGCGTTATTTGGGGGATTTGCAGAGGGATTGGGTGGTGCCGGGGGAACAGGAGGTTTAGTTTCCTTTTTCTTATCATCATTTTTGGTAATCATCCAAACTATTATAACAATTAATAAAATTATTACAACCGCAAACACGATAATTAAAACTTTATTTTCTTTAATATTGTCCATTAAACCTTTTTTTTCTATAGTTTCATATTTATCATCATATATTTCTTCTTTTCTACCTCTAACATTGTTTCTGATAGGCTCTTCCTCCATTTTTCTTCTACCACTAATTTTTCGACCATTTTTAGTTACTAATTCCGGTTCAATATAACATTCTTCAGTCATCCTATTAAATTTTCAAGTTTAATAAATTCTCGATTATGAATTTATTGGATATATATTAATTTGGTAAATGTATTTATATTAAAATTTTTAATCGATATAAATATAATAAAAATGTTAAAATTAACAGAACTGATTATTAAGTTCAGAGATTTATCTCGAGCGGTTGCTGAATCTTTTAAAATATATTATGAAAAATTAGAATACTCAGGATTTTCCGGAGCTGAACCTTATTTATCGGATGAAATTACTAAAACTTTCAAATCAATTCTCGAAAACGTGAGTTTGTCAAAAGAAGCCACTAAAAAGAATTTTGAATTCGCGGATTTGTTTAAAATATATTATGAAATAAATACACACTATCAGAAATTAACAAAAGCTATAAAAGTTTTCAAAAACAATCAAGTTGATATAACCAAACAAGGTTCATTCACTTCGACTGGCTCGACTTTGACTTTGACTTATATTAAAGATATTTCGGAGGCTTATGAAAGTATTTATCATATTTATCGATCATATAAAACAGAAGTCCTTTCTCTTGATTTGCATATTTTTTTAAATGAAATCAAAATGATCAATATCTCAATCAGTGAAATCGAAAAGATAAATCAAATTTATTTTGGATATGTTGCTGAATCGGAGGGATCTTTGGTGATTCAGCTGTACAGCCGAATTTTACACAAAATTATTTTGGATAATACTGGCCTGGAAAAGGGAAAAGAAGTTATTAAATATGTTAGTACTTCTATTGAAAAATTAAAAACACAAATTCTGGAAACTCCGGAAATTAAAAATGTCTCTGATCAAAATAAAATGAACAATACTGTTCAAAATTTAATTCAAATGCATAATTTAGTTCCGACCAGTATGAGTATGCCCTTATCAGACTTAATTTCGAAATTGGGAATTGATTCTTCATTTAAAAATAATTTAGAAAAATATTTAGAGAATATTTCCAAGATTCTTTTGTCGAAAGATAAAAAGATTGGTTTTATTGTTCTCACTAAAATAATCAATAGGCCTCTAGAATATAATTTTTGGACTCTTTTTGATAAAGAATATTTAGAAAATAAAAATTTAATTCAATCAACTGATGTGGGATTAAATCAAAAAGTATTAGAAAGATATCAAACTATTGTTCCGGCCAAACAAACTCAAGAAATCAAAGATTCGGTGGTAATTATTCCCGCTTCAGCTGAAGTTAAAGAATATTATATTATCGAAACTATTGATGGGATCAACTATCGATTTTTAACACCATTTTCCGGCTTAGCTACAATTCCAGCCAGTTGGTTTGAAAATATTTTGAATAAAGAATATTCACCTTCCCGACGCTTGGAACTTTACAACATTAATTTAGATCAGGAAATTTTAAATCATTTATCCAAGCCATTGATCTCAATGGACATTCTAACAAGAGAAGAAGTGCAAAAAGAAGAAAATTATTGGAGATCATTGCGTAATAAAATTAAAATACAAATTATTAATCATTTCACTGATTTATTCGTTCATAAATTTATCTCAAATTCCCTCGAAAAAAATAAAAGTGAAAATAAAGACGAAAAGAATGCGGATGAAAAAGAAATAGGAGAAAATAAGAAAAAAAATAAGAAGAATAAGAAAGATAAATCAGAAAAACATAATAGAGATGGAAAAAAAGAAAAAAAGATTTCTTCTGTCACTGCTTTAACACTCACTAAAATAACTAATCTTATTCTTGATGATGAATTGGTTCAATCAGCTTTAAATTATATTACAGAAAACATCGAATTGGACAATATCGCGAATCTTTCCAATAAAATTAGCCCGGAAGTTCTCAAACAATTTCAAGTGGAATTAATGTTATCATACTTTTATGATTTATCGGGAATTCAAAAAAACATGAAAAGAGATGTTGAAAATATTTATCAAAAAGAATATTATCAAAAGATGAAATCAATCATTTCTGACAATGCTTCTGAAACTAGATTATTATCTGCTAAAAATAAAATAGTGGAAATTTATGGAATGATTATTGAGGAAGTTTTGGAAAAATTTATCAATCGAAAAAGTGGTATTTATTTGTCCATTCAAAAGAAATTTAACATTCTTAGCAAAAGTTTATTACAAGATTAAAAATAAATATTTTTATTTACATTTTTATCTGAATAGATTTATAAATTGTAAAATTATAATTATAAATAATGTCGTCCAGTGAAGAAGAAGCTGATGAAAAAAATGAGGAGGAATTGGAAGAATCTCCTGATAATATAAAACCAGTTTCAGTTGAAGAAGTTAAGGATGTTAAAGTTAAGAAAAAACCCGGAAGACCTAAGAAACAAACTAATAAAAAAACTATTCCCAAATTAGGAATTGTTAATGAGCCAAGTAATTTGAAAACGGCCAGTGATCCTCGATTGATAAATATTTTCGAACTTCTTTATGATAACCCGATTATGTTTAAAAAGATTTTGACTTTGTTTAAATCAATGTCAGTGGAAACTATCAGAATGAAACTAGAACAAAAATTTATTAAAATGTATGCTGTTGATCATACCGAAAATAATCAAATTTATGTTAAAATTTATGGAGAAAGGATGAATCGATATTATATTTCCAAAGAATTGGAAGTTGGTTTAGGTCTCAATACTATTCAAAAAATATTACAAACTTTAAATAAAGATATTTCTAAAGTTTATTGGTTTACTAGTAGTCAATATGAACGCTCCAAAATTAAAATTGGTTTATCTAATGATGAAATAGAAGAGGATTCTATTTATTCAGTAGATTTAGATCAAATTGAGGAATATGATTGGAAAGTAGAGAAAGAGTTAGAATTAGAGGATGATTATTCTTTGAAATTTGAACTTCCTTTTAAATATTTTAAAAAGAAAGTTTCGGATTTTAAATTATTGGGTGATATTATGAAAATTGAGAAACACGGTGATGGTCCTTTGCGATTAAGTTATAATTTTACAAATAATAAAGGAGATCAAAATACTTATTTTAGAAGTCCCGGAAAAATAAATTTACAATCATCTATTGATTATGGAGAAATATTTTCCACTTCGGTTTATTTAGATCATATCAAACCTCTGGCCGGCTCTTTAATTGCTGAAAATATTCGTATCTCATCTTCAGTCGATCAAAAAATTATTTTCACAGCCTTATTAGATCAAGATGAAGCTCCTAACAAGGAAAAACTTTCCGGAACTGAGAGATGTGAAATTAAAGTTTTAACCGGAATTGTTAAAGCTAAAAAAGAAAATGATTAAATTTCCGAAAGTTGATTACTCATTTATATTCAATAATTTCTGAAAATGAATGATTTATTAATATATGTTTTAGAGTAAAGTTTCAAAAATTTCCAAAAAGAATCCTCCGGAATTGCAGGAAGAAATTAAAAAATATGAATATGAATATAAAGATGAAGATGATGTTATATAATCGAAGTTTCTCCGACTATTTCTTTAGTAACTTTCTCAATTTCTGACAAATTTAATCCATTTTTAGAATCGTAAAATAAATTTATATTTCCTATTTGACTTGTAATATTTTTAATTATTTTTTGCAAGGCTTCCGTGTCGCTCTTGGGAAATCTTTTTTGAAGTCGATCTAAAATAACAGCTTTTAAGCCTGTGATAATTATCAAAGTCGGCCTTTTAATACAAGTGAATTTATTATCAGGTGAAATTAAAGTATTAATTTCCGTGATTAAATTATATATTTCTGTGACAATTTGGTCACAATATATTTCATAATTTTTAGCTGTCGGTATCATAGCCGACATTAAATCTAGAATGTATTCTGCTTCGGATAATTGATTTAATTTTTTGTGATTAACTCTAATAATTTTGGTAAGTTTGGGAAAGTGATTGAGATTTTCTATTTTAGCGATTTTTTGTTTAATAGCATTTTTAGCATTTTTTCGAGACTCAAAAGAAAAATCCTCTTGATCAATGATTTTTATATCTTCCTGAAGATTTTTATATTCTTTTTCGAAATCTTCAAAATTCGTGATCTGACTTAGAAATTTAAAAGCTAACTTAGCATCCCTGGTAATTTTCGTAAAATCTGCTGAATCAATCAATTTAAAAATATCTTTAATTCCTTGAAGAGCTGATTCGATAGATTGATGAATATTATTAGGGTCCCATTGGGCTCGGATTTTGACATTACCATATTCATCTTTATAATTTGCTCTGATTTGTGTGTCATTCGTGTTCGTTTCCAAAAATAAGTCTTTAGTTTTGCCTTGAAATCTTTTGATATGATATTCTAACAAATAAGGAATTTCTACAATGCATAAATCTGTAAATTGTTGGAATAAATTATCCAATACTCCACTTTTAAGCAAGAGATTTTGAAAAACCCCCTCATTAGTAGAATTTGCTTGATTTATGAGATTTGATATAAAATCGGAATGTAAATTTAGATATTCCTCAATTTCTTTGTTACTAAGATTTTTTAAATCTTGTTGAATCAATCGTAATTTAATAAATTGTTGTTTAAGATAATTTTCAGCGTGAAAACCTCCGATCATTACTTTAGATTCATCTGATCCACCTAAAATTACCTGATAGTGAGCACTATTTTCAAATCCTCCGGAAATACTAAAGTTTTTTAAATGATCCTGAATACTTAGGAAAGAATTATTTTCAAAAGATCCTTCTTTAGTGGTTCCTTCCAAAATTTCTGAATTAGCTTGTAAAACTTTGGGTAAATGTTTTTTCTCTAAAGTTTCTAAAGTTTGTTTGATCAGCTCAAAAACTCCGTACAAATCTTTAATTTCTTTGGAAGTAGATGGAAATTCTAAACTCTTAGATAAGTTTTCCAAACTATTTAGAAAAACGTGAGTATGTTCAATGAATTTGATTGACGCATTAGTCAGCGCTTCAATCTTCTTTTTAATATAATCAGCGTTCTTACCTTTGATTAGTTCTTTTAACAAACTTTTTTTAGAATAATTGATAGTATGATCAAAACCAACCATATTAAAAAGTGAAGTAGATAAAGTAGTATATTCTTTAATTAATTCTACCCAATCAAAATTCTTTTTAGAACCTTGTTTCAATACCCCAGCATATTCGGTCATTTTATCATTAATAATTAAAATAACTTTGTCAGCTACCAAAACTATGAAATCAGACGTCTTAGATAAATTTTTATAAATATTATTATATTCAGTCATTTTTGGAAGTATATATTTATATGTATAATATATACGAAGAAAAAAAGATTAATTTTATACGAAATAATTTTTGCAAAATTATTTTGCAAAGATTAGAGATTGAACTTTTGGTTTTTGATTAATTCCATAAATCCTTTTTCGAAAGTTTGAGTTTTCTCAGCCAAATTACTGGGGTAACAAAAATCTTTCATTTCATTTTTATCTTCACTAATGATGTTATTTGTAATATTAAACAAATATTTATTCATCGTTTCATAGTGCAATTCATTATTTTCTAAATCGTTAAGATCGATTGTTAGAACAATATATCTTTCATATATTTCTGGGAATTCTGCTTCTTGTTCTTCATCGATTACACTGACATAACATAAAACACTGATAAATTGTTTGTCGGAATAGTGAACGCGATAATGTTTGGAATAACATAATGGAATTAAATAAACTACATTGTAAATATCTGGTTTGCCTTTAGCTTGACAAATATAATTTCGCAATCCTGATTTTTGCAAATCTAAACTTTTTTGAATTATATTGGGAGGATATAATTTAACATAAACCGTGGGATTGCAATAATATTCGTATAAAAATATTCTAAATTCCAGAGGAAAAACCTCCTCACTAATATAATAAGTTTTCTCAATCTCTTCTTCAAAATCTAAACCTAAGTATCCAAATATAATAATGGGAATTCTGAGTTTTTTATAATTTGAATAAATCGAAGATAATGATTTTTGAATCAGAATTCTTTTATAATGAAATTGATCATAAATATTTTTATCATAAGATAGTTTTTTTTGTATTTCATGTTGATAAGTTATGATTCTTTTAATATCACTGCTATTATCAATTATTTCTCGACATTTTTTAGATAATTGTCGGATCTCTAGTAATTTAATATTAGATAGTAAGTTCTTTTTAATTACATAAGTAAGAAAATATTTTATCATCTTTTATTAATTTTTAATAAGAGGAGTAATTTGTAAAATATTATTTCATTTTTCTAAAATTTGAATGCAGACTAATTGCCCAATTATTTTGGTTGTTGGTGAAAAAACCTTCAAAACCACTAAACAAACAATTTTATCAGATGAAAATTATTTATCCGGATTATTAAAAAATCACGACTTTGATAAATCCAACACTCTTTATATTGATCGAGATCCTTTATGTTTTCCGATTATTTTAAATAGATTGCGAGGATATTCTTTGAAAATTTCTCAAATAGAAAATATTTATCAAACTTCCGGATTAGATCGAAAAGAATTTTATACTATCTTATATGAAGATATTCTCTTTTATAGCGTTGAGACACTTTTAAAAGAATTCGAAGA